CAATAATGTGATTGCAGCAAAATCGTAATCTTTCTCTGAGAATGTGCCTGCTGCGAAAGGCGTTTCTACCAGAGAATTTGCATCAGACAACTTGACTGGTGTAGTCAAATCATTTGTGCCGTCATTGATATTAAACTTGCCTCCCGACAAGATAATATCTGCTGCCGCAACCTGAATTGTATTCAGAACTGCGACTTCTTTGGGCGTGTGTGCCATAATAATGTGAATTTAATTTACACGGAATGAGGTGTAGCTCATTCGGTGCGAGTTTGTAAAACCTCTACACGGTGTAATTTCCACAAATGTAAAAACTTTTTTCTGAATTATCCAAACGAATGAAATTAATAATAGTTACACAGTCCCACTAATGAACCTGCGAACCTTGCCAGTTTTCTTATTTACCTCGGCCAGCCTGAGCTTGAAATTTGTTTCTACGCTCTGCACATATCGCTTCTCAAATTCGGTTGCTGCCTCAACCTCGGAAATACATTTAGGGATATATTTTTGATTGCACTGCGCGTTGAGGTAAGAAAATGTGCCACCATAAATTGCATCATCATAGTCATATCGGAGGTCGGCTGCCTGAAATCTTGTCTGCCTTTGCGTCAAGCTACCTTTCAGGTCTTTTTCCACAAATGTCTTTAATTGCAGGAACATCCAAGGAATCCAGATGTTGCTCGCGTATGAATCAAGCATCTCGATTGCTTTGTTGGCGATATGGCCTGCTGTATTGGTTTTGTTGCTTATCCCCCACCACTTACCTGTGCTGGCCTGCATGAATGGCGGTAGTATGCTGCCTGACTGAATCCTTTTCCCAAATCCGAGTTCTTCCTGAAAATCTAAGTACATATCTCCTATATTGTTCTCAATCAGTTCTTTACATCCATTATTCCTTGGGTCATAGTATAGACCCATAAGTAGAGATTGCATATAGCATTCCTTGAATTTGGCTGTACGCCAGAACATCATGGCTGGAATCGTGTTGGTGTAAGCATCCCATATCGAGGAGGACATCTTGGAGTGCCCTGTTTCTGAGTTGATAGGGTCTGTCCCCTGATAATAACGATAATCCCAATCATTCTGGGGATGTTGAAATATGCAAGTTGTGGTTCTCTGGTCATCAGAGCCTTCTGTTGGCGTCCATGATGCGCTTACCAGCTTTTCTTCACCATCATATTTCGGCTCAAAGTACCCGTATTGAAGCGATTGGTCATCTGGAAGCTGGTATATGCGAAGCAAATGCTTGTTGATTTCCGATATTGGAATCATTGTCTTGGCGGTACGCAGGAACATATCGTCAATGGTGATGGGATAATGCTGATGAAACTGCACCCTTGAGCGCTCAGACTCCATTCCTGTAACGGCATAATAGACCTTTTTCTCCTGCCGATATATCTCCTCGGTCATACCCTCCCTCGCGAAGCAATCGAAGAACAATGGCACTATTCCGTAATGGAAGCTCCTTTCCCTCCATGCTTTCAATGCAGCTTTGAATTCTGCTTCAAACACAGCGCCAGCTTTATCCATCTCTCCACCAGTTCCCCATGCGATAAGCTGCCTTCTCATCTCCATTCGCTTTGTTTTGGGGTTAAAGAAGAACAGCGTAGGCCTTCCTTCCTTCATCATTCGGGTGAATATGGGTATCAGGCCTATCTCATCAATGAGCGTGAGGTTAGGGCTTCCCCCGTTTATCGCGTCAACCTTCGGGGTCACTACCTCGATGCGGGAATGTGAGCCATCGGTAGACCCTTTTTTGCTACGCTCCTGTAGGGATAGCATATTGTGGCTGTCATTGTATACTTTCTCCCTGAACCAATCTGGTATCATCCCGAAAGCCCAGCGTATTTTATCCCTGAAAATCTCCTCGCCCTTTTCTTTGGTGTGGGTGATGAATTTTACGAAATAGCTGTCAAAGAAATTAATCCTTTTGCTGGCCAGTAATCCCTCTGTGGTGGTAAACCCTATCTGACGGGCTTTTCCGATGATGTAGTTATACCAGCAGTCGGCAAGGAAAAGAATGACTTCCTGCGCTTTCCATGCCTCATAGTCCATCCCACCTCCTTCGATGTCGCCTTCCTTGATTTTGCCATAGCGATTAGCGAAATAGAGCGTATTATCTCGGCAGCGCTCCCTCTCGCGGTATATGAAATCAAGCTGTTCTTCCTCATCGCTATAATCAGTGATGTCATCCTTGTGCTTCATGTGCTGAATTACCTGCGCTTTGTATATCTCGAAAGGTTCGTATGTTTTCCTTTTCCTCCAGCCCTCATTGATGGAGTTTACCCATGAGATGAATTTCGCTGGATACTGCATGGGAGGATGATTTGGAAACCAATCAGAGGTTTTAACCTCATCATTGACCTCAATACTTACTTCTGGAAAAGGTACGTCTATCACGATAAAAAGTAAATTAAGAGCAACACCAACCACTCTACTGCGAATACGAGCAGCCAGATTTTAGTGCTCCTCTGGATTTTCATTTCATATCCTTTTGTATCTAATCAATTTATGTTCGGGTGTGATGTGCTTTTTGCAGTTATTCAGGAACTCCTTTTTTGATTTGGCTTTACCATCTACATGAATTATCCACTCGGCATTAGGGAGTTTAAATGATGCCTTGAAGTTCATACTTTCAGTTGGGGTTGTTGTCTTTAAGTTTATTAATTCTTTCAATCATTTTATTCAATTCATTTTGTAATTGTATACGCTTTGGATGTTTTAATGGCAATATTAAAGCTAAATCCTTTGCAAACTTAAAATGTTCCCAATAATTATATTCCAGTATTTCAAGTTCTCTCATCTTGGTTGGTTTTTTGAATCAATGATTATCTTTAGGTTAATACGTAATTTTTTCAGCCATCCTATCTGCTTCTTGTGAAGTTTCGATTGCATATGTATCATTCTGCCTATAGCTATCAGGAACTCATCTGGGGTCATGTCGCCCTTGAGTTGGTTGCAATCCCTGCATGAAGGCACTTTATTGCTGTTTGAGCGGATTCCACCTTGGCTCTCAGGTATCAGGTGGTCTGTTGTTCGCGAGTAATCGTCAAGATTGCATTTGCAGTAATAACAAACATTGGGGTCTATCTTGACGTTAGCACCATATTGTTTCCATTGTCCGTTTTCTGCCATAGGAAATTGCACTCAGGGAGCAGGGGGCTTCGATTCTGACCCGAAAGCCCCTTATCCCTAAACGTCTTACTTACCTAACTTTAACTCCCTCAGCCATTCAGGCATCTCTACCGTCTTGGCATTTTTGTTGAGCTTGATTTCTATTCTGGGAAACCAGTAGTTTTCGCCTTTGATTTTCAGGCATACATCGGGTCTCTTTTTTTTGTCATCGAAAGTGATGCTTTCATAAGGGATACCCTTGGAGAGCGCTTTTTTTACAGGAGCAGTTTTCTTTTTCTCTACCGCTTCTTCCACTTCTTTTGGGGTTTCATCTACCATGCCTTTTTTTGATACTGGCTTCTTTGCAGCAGGCTTTGCTTTTTTAGTGGCCGCCTTCTTTCCACTGTTTTTCGCTTTAGTCATAACTTAAATTTTGGTTTAACAAATATTTACTCTGCGAAGCTATAAAAAAATATTGGGAATAAAAAAACTGGCCACCTTGGGGATGACCAGCTTCTCCTCCGAAGAACCACCAACGGAGTCCCTGATAATATGAAAAACACTGTGCGAAGATAAGGAATTTTTTAAAAACTCCTATTCGGACTCTTCTCTGGTCAAATGAAGTAAATCTTTGGGATTTTCTGGCAAGTCTTTAATAACAGCAATTGCCTCTCTAAATATCCAAGATGAAACCGCATTACCATTAACAATCTGATAGCATCCATCGTCAATTATGATATAGCTATATCCGTTATTAAATTGAGCATAGGATGTTGTTTTGTAGGTTGAGCCATCCTTGTTTGCTACCGTAATCTCCTGTGTTGTTACATCAAGGGGTTGAGTTTTTCCTCTATCCCTAAGCCAATTAGCTAAATCTGCATCATACACATCTCTTTTCCTCTCCTCGTAAGGAAGCGCATCAGGTTGTTCGATACCTGTTTGTTTGAGGCTTTTTTCTCTCCCTTCTGAAAGGAGGTACTTACCAAAGGATATTAAATCCTTCTTGTTGAATGTAGTAACCATATTCGTAAGTTTTCATGGTTATGTGGCAATATAGCCAGTGCAAAGGTAAGAATAAAAAAAAGAGGCAGCCCCTTCCCCTCAATGTCTCATAAAGTTTTGTCCCGTTTAAGGGCGGCTGGATACGAGCTTGACCTTTAACCAGTGGAGTTTATGAGTGTAAAGATAAGGATTATTTATTCATCCACGAATCACATCTTCACTGATGTTTGAAAATGTCTTGCCACTTTCAGTCATAATGTAATTTCTCTGGTTAGGATATAGCCAGAGAATCTTACCGCCTGTATATGAAATAAAACCATAAACATCGTGACACGGCTCGGATGATTTAAGCATTTGTTTGAATTGTTCAGGATTCTTGGATTTTAAAGTTAATCCGTAACTATCGTATGTATTTATGTATGTGGCAATATAGCCAGTGCAAATATATGGATTATTCGCGCGGGCGCAAAATATCCCTTTATTTTTTCAAGAAACAAAAAGAAAGGCATGAAAGAAAAACAAAGAAAAACTAATTTATCTCAAGTGGGGGTAAAGATACTACGTTATATCTATATTAGTTATATCTATATTAGTGATATCTATTCAAATAGGGGGTCGTCACAGTCATTTAAAAAACGCTTTATTTTGGGGTTTAAAAACAAGGGTCGCTCTGAAAGCCTTTGGTAGTAGGGGTTTGGATGCGTTCGCAATGCGTTCGCAATGCGTGCGCATTACTTTCCTTTGATAGCAAGGGTTTCAGAGGGGGTGTTTTTTGAGTTGCTAAAAGTTGCGTAATAGTAGCGTTTTTAAGGTTTCGTTAAAGCGTTTAATGTTACGGGTTATGCGTTGGGTAAGGTTGGTGTGTTTGGGGGTACTATACATACTAAAGAGTCCCCTGCGCGTTCAGGAGAAATAGAGAACCCGCAAACAGGAAAAAGAAAGTTCTTCTAACTATCTTTTTTTGCATCCCCCCACTTGAGATAAATTAGTTTTTCTTTGTTTTTCTTTCATGCCTTTCTTTTTGTTTCTTGAAAAAATAAAGGGATATTTTGCGCCCGCGCGAATAATCCATATATTTGCACTGGCTATATTGCCACATACATAAATACATA